AGATACTACTGAGAAGTGGTGTCGTGATCGAGCAATTTATCTTGCTCTGATGGAATCAATTCATATTGCTGATGGTAATGATGGAAATAAGAATAGGGACGCAATTCCTGGTATTCTTTCCGATGCCTTAGCAGTATCCTTTGATAATAACATCGGGCACGACTATATCCAGAATTATGAGGAGCGTTATGAGTTCTACCACAGAAAAGAAGATAAAATTGAGTTTGATCTGGAATATTTCAACAAAATCACAAAAGGTGGTCTCCCTAATAAGACTCTCAATATTGCTCTTGCTGGTACGGGAGTCGGGAAATCCCTCTTTATGTGCCACGTTGCTAGTTCCGCGCTGTTACAGAGCAGGAACGTACTCTACATCACTCTTGAGATGGCGGAGGAACGAATTGCAGAAAGAATTGATGCAAACCTTCTCAATGTCCCGATTCAGCAATTGGTTGACCTCCCACGTTCAACATTCGAGAACAAGGTAACAAGTCTATCTAAGAAGACTCAAGGAACTCTAATCATTAAAGAGTATCCTACTGCTTCGGCACACTCAGGACATTTCAAGGCACTCTTAAATGAACTTGCTCTTAAGAAATCATTTAGACCTGATATTATTTTCATTGACTACCTTAATATTTGTGCTTCCAGTAGGCACAAACCAAATGGTTCTGCAAATTCTTATTCGTATATCAAATCAATTGCAGAAGAACTTCGTGGATTGGCAGTTGAATTCCGTGTCCCAATTGTTTCCGCTACCCAGACTACTCGTAGTGGTTATGGCAACTCTGATGTTGAACTTACTGATACTTCTGAATCCTTTGGTCTCCCTGCTACTGCTGATCTTATGTTTGCCCTTATTTCTACCGAAGAGTTAGAAGGGTTGGGACAAATTATGGTGAAGCAATTGAAGAATCGTTACAATGACCCAACAGTTTTTAAACGTTTTGTAGTTGGTATTGATCGAGCAAAGATGAGACTTTATGATGTTGAACAATCTGCACAAAAGGACATCCTTGACAGTGGTCAGGAATCGGGGTATAATGATGAAGATCAGAAACCTAAAAAATCATTCGAAGGATTTAAATTTTAAATATGGCAACTATTGATTCTAACAAATATATTGAGTTTGTTCGTCAAACCACTAGTCCAGCAAGTAGTGAATATCCAAAACTGGTTGATCGGTTAAATGAACTGGAAGGACAAGGTGCTGATGTTCCTCGCCTGATGACTGCTGCATTTGGTATGAGTGCCGAAGCAGGTGAATTTACCGAAGTAGTCAAAAAGATTTTTCTTCAAGGAAAACCTTATACTGAAGAGAATGTCTTTCACATGAAGCGGGAACTTGGGGACCTGTGTTGGTATCTCGCACAAGCTTGTATCGCACTGAATATTACATTTGAGGAAGTTCTTGAAATGAATTATGTGAAACTGAGTGCTCGTTATCCAGAGGGAAGTTTTGATGTTTATCGTTCTGAAAACAGGGAAGATGGTGATGTGTAAAAATTACACATAAATAAATGACCCTTCGGGGTTCTCGGGGGCATAGCTCAATTGGTAGAGCACTTGCTTTGCAAGCAAGATGTTTCGAGTTCGAGACTCGATGCTTCCATTCTAAATACTTCAAAAAGTATATGGCAAAAATAGTTACAGGTAGTAGTAGTGATCCAGATTACTATGATCTTTGGCAAAAATCTGGTATGCAAGGATATTTTAAACCAGGTGGAGGTGGATTTGCTTATGAAGATAGTTTGTATAGCAAGATGAAAGAATTGGGATTGGTTCCGAATGGATTTGCTCCAGCTGGATCTGCGAATGATTTGCCAGATTTAAAGTTTTTAGCATCTGATGTTACTGCTAGAGTAATAACAGCATCAACTATTCCGGGGAGAATCAGAGAATATAAGTGCGAAATAAAATTAAATGCTCAAGCAGATTTTGGGCAAAGTGGACTAAAATATACAAATGGTAAGTGGTATTTGGATGGATCTAGTAGTGCAGAAGCAATAGTAATGCGGAGTTTACTTCAAAATATGGAAGTTCCCCAAAAAGTAAATGCAAATTGGGGTCCTTTTGGTGTTCCAAGAAAGTTTGACCCCAAAGTAAAGGTTAAAAGTGGGAGTAATATGAATCCTAGAGATTATATGTTTGATAGAGAGACTTTTAAAGATATTATGCTAACAGGAACTGATGCTCCCCAAACTAGATCTCTTGCCCGATACTATGGGTCAAAACAAACTCACTACATTCAGATTGGTGGATATGGATTGTATTATATGCAGAGTGATCCTGCCAATTTAAAAAAGCATGGTGTAAAGAGATTTGATGGAACATTAAAATTGAGAATAAGAAGAAAGGCTGGTGGTAGCAGTAGAGAGCCTTGGAACTATAGATTTTCAACGGCTCTTCTAATTGATAGACCACCATCAGTATCTGGATTTAGTTTTGATCAAGCATCTGAGGATATTTTAATAGCACTTGACCCTATGGGAGTAATTTCCAAAAAAAGAAGATAATATGATTAACTCATACATAAAAAGTCTAATACAAAATTTTAAAAAAGGTGACTTTAAAGATTTTGTTTCTTATGTTTACTTTACAATAGATAATAAAATTAAATCAACTAGGCAGGAATCTGTAAAGAATAAATATATAAAGATTAGACAAAGTGCTATAAGATACATTGTTGCTAATGAAAAGGCAATAACTTCTGAAATTTGTAGGAATCAAAGAAATAAGTAATGAAAAGTTTTTTCCAGTTTTTAATCGAAGCAGGAACCGCAACACAGCAGGCAGCCCGTCTGGGTCTTGTCGGTGATGGTCACGGTGGATGGTATGATAAAACCAGTGGTGAGTTTGTAGCAAAGACTGAAAAGGGAACTCTCAAGTTTTATAATAAACGTGAAAAAATTGGTCAGCAAGACCCACCACAGACTGAAAAGGAAAAGAACCTCTCTCAGGGCACTCAAGCAGCACCTGCCCAAGAACCCGTTCAGCAGCAGGCACCTGTCCCAGAGCAGCAACCAGCAGCAGCACAAGAACCCCAGCAACCCGTTGCTACCCCACCCCCAGTAGAGAAGACCAAGGGCACCCTTACAATTGCCTTTGGTCGTTTCAATCCCCCTACGATTGGGCACCAGCAACTTATGGATACTGCTGCCGCAGCATCGCAGGCAGATGGTGGTGACTATGTAATCTATCCATCAAGAAGTCAAGATAAGAAAAAGAATCCTCTTGACCCAGATACAAAGATTTCATATATGAGAAGAATGTTCCCTGGACATAGTGAAAGAATTGCAAATGATGCTAGTAATAAAACCATCTTTGATGTACTAAAAAAAGCACACAATGATGGATATACTAATGTTAGAATTGTTGGTGGTTCTGATAGAGTAAAAGAATTCGACAAATTGGCAAATAATTATAATGGTCAATTATATGCCTTTGATAATATTGAAGTAGTTTCTGCTGGAGAACGTGATCCTGATGCAAAAGGTGTTGAGGGAATGTCTGCATCGAGAATGAGACTTGCTGCTGCTGAAGGAGACTTCCGTAAGTTTAGAGAAGGTCTTCCAACAGACTTTAAACGCAAAGATGCTCAAGAATTATTTGATAATCTTCGCACTTCTATGAATATCAAAGAAGGATGGAATCTCTGGGAGATTGCACCTAAGTTTGATTGGACCAATCTTCGTGAGAATTATATTGCCGATAGGATTTATCAAATTGGTTCTTTGGTAGAAAACCTTAATACTGGATTGGTTGGTAGAATTATTCGTAGAGGAACCAACTATCTTATCTGCGTTACGGAAGATCACATTATGTTTAAGTCTTGGATTAAGGATGTAAACGAGGCATATGCTGAGAAGAAAATGTCTAGTAAAATGAGAACTCCCGGAAAACCAAATACTTTGGTTGGAACTGATGGGTATAAGAAGTACGTTGAGGATATGACTCCTGGACATAGTTGGGGAATAGAATTCATAAATAAGTATAGGAAAAAGTAAGTTTAAACAAATCTCCCAATGAAAAATAACATTTTTGAGGAACTTCCTGCAAGAAAGTCTGCTCCTGCTCCAGCTGGTGGCGCTAAAGGTAACGAAGGTAAAGGACCTAATGACCCTAAGGCAAAAATCGAAAAGCGTGTTCGTCAGGCAGTCTATGATATTCGTTATCGCGCCAGAAGAGAGGGTGTTGATATCAAACAAGCATTTTCACAATATATGCAAAATAGTTCATTGAACCCACAGGAAAGAACTGCGGTTAAGGCAAAAGTATTTCCAAAGGGTGGTGGTGCAGTAAGGGAAGATTATCAAATTGAAGCACTAGCAACTGATACAATTACAAGTGCTTTCACTAAAGTATTCTTTGAGGGAGTTGAGAAAGAAGTAGCACCCATTCAACTGGATTATCTTGAAGAATTGAATGCAATTGAGGATAGAAAGTATAAGATAAGAGTTTCCGATAAGAACTCTGGTCGTTCATATGTTCGTTATGCTACCCGTGAAAAGATTTCTCAGTTAAGAGCAAATCCCAATATCTCTTCTGTTGAGATGACTGAGTATGGTGAGCCTTACGAAGGTGAAAGAAGTAAAGGTGAACAAACTGCTAAAACTAAGGCAGGTAAGGATTATGATGGTGACGGAAAAGTAGAAAGTGGTGCTAAGGAACACGCAGGTGCAGTTCATAATGCAATTCAACGCAAGAAAGGTGGAACTCCTGATGGTAAGGATACCTCAGGTGTTAGAGAAGAGTATCTTGGTGAAGTAAAGGATAAGGATGGAAATAATAAGAAACTTGATGTAATGAAGGGTAGTAACAAAATTGTTGTAAATCCACCTTCGGCAACTCTTGTTTCCCACAATAAACTGGAAGGTGATGTAATCGTTGAAAAAGCACCTCCTGGAGCAAAGTTTGAGAGAATGGTCAAGCACATCAAAGCAGGATATGCTAAGGGTGGTGTGACTGATAAAGAAAAGTCAATTGCTTATGCTACTGCTTGGAAGGCAAAAAATAAAGAAACACAAAAAGAAGAAACTGAATGTGGTACTGAACCTAAAAGGAAAGGTGAAAAGGAAGTAGACCCACGTTCAATTCCTACAACTACAAATCTTATTAAAAATAAGATGAGAGCAATGGGTCTTAAGATGTCTTATGAACCAGAAGGTAAGCAAATTGATGAGATTGCTCCACTAGTTGCTGCTGGACTTGCTGCTGGAGCTGCCCTTGCTGGTGGTGCTGTAATTAAGAGAGCCCAAGATGCTGCAAAATCTGGAGTAGATGCTGCTAATAAAGGTCAAAAAATTAAACCTGGAATTGGTATTGGTAATGCTTCTTATGGTATGCAGAGACATCATAATCAACTTAGAGATGCGATGAAACAATATAACTCCTATGAACCAGAAGGTGAAACAATTGATGAACTAAATCGTTATGAGAAGGAAACTGGTAAAGACTATAAGACTGGTAAATCTGTAACTAAGGGTGGGACTATGGGTGGAGACGATTCCAATTCAAAGGTAATGCGTCACATGCAGAAGGTTATGGGTGCCGGTAGAATGGGTGCCGGTGGTCCTATTCGGAAGAGGGGGGAGAAAAAGGAACCAGGTAAGAAACCACCCGAAGCTGGTAAGTATGGTTCAGAGAGACGTTCGCCAGAACAAATGGTTAAGAACCGCCGTGCCGCAAAACAGCAAGGAAAAGATAATATGTCTTCAAGGTTTGATTGATCTAAATAATCCAGCATTCTTCACACGAGGTTATTATGTCACTCGCAGCAATCATCGCTTGGGCAACTGCTAATCAGGCACTTATCGCAACTGTTCTTTTCGCAGTTTCGGAAGCACTTGGAGCAAATCCAAAGTTCAAATCAAACGGTCTTCTTTCACTCATTCTTGTTCAGGCACAAAATGCTCTGAAAGCAAAGGGTGCGAAAGATATTACTCCTTGAGATTTTAATCCAAAACATAAAGGAGACCAAAACTTGAGGTCTCCTTTTTTTATAAATATCAATAGAAAAAGAATCATAGGTAAGACACATGGCTCTCTGGGGCAAGGCAGACAGTTTATTCTCTCCCGGTACAGTTACAGTAAATTATGCTGCTGGCACTATTACCGGAACAGGAACTTCCTTTAGAGCAGCAGGAATCTCTACAGGAACCGTAATTACAGTTGGTGTTGGTGGAACTTTTGGGCAAGCAGTAATTTCTGGAGTTACTTCGGAAAGACTTGTTTCAATCGCAACTACTCAATACTTAACTGGTGGAGTAATCTCTGGAGTTGGTTATACATTATCACAAAGACCAATTTCTACTCTTGAAGATAGCAACTACGACCTAACACCAACTACATCAACTGGATTAACCAATAGAATTTATGGTGTTGATCAATACGAGCAAGCAGTTGCAGTAGCCACTAGCTCCATTTATAAGTCAGCACACGCTGGTTGGGTTGGTGTTCATACTTATATGGATATGCACAACACTCTGAGAGTTAAGACTGAAGTTCTTGTTGCGTTCTCTGGAATTTCATCTGAAACTGCTTCTTATACTGTTACTGGTGATGCTGACGATGATGCGGTATATCCAGATTCCTGATAATATATGAGATTTGATGAATTGAACGAAAATAACTACATGTTATTTGCTATAAAATTCTATGATAATCCTCAGGCAGTCACTAAAGACGATTTTGAGGATGATCTAAAAAGAATAAAATATGTAAAACGGTTGTTGAAGAGATATAAAAATACTGGGGTTCTTAAGACACATTTAATTCTTAATCATCTCACTGTGTTATTCAATGTTTTCGATGATGCGGCAGTTCCATTGCTTTTTTATAATTTGGATAAAGAACTTTGGTCGTCTATTAAGAGTTTTCTAGTATTTTTAAATAGACTTCCAGAATATCCAAAAACTGAAATTAATACTATAGAAGATGACCTTGAGTGTCTAAAACAGTTGCAATCAATTTAATGGAAAGCAAAATAGATAGAATTATTAATATTATCCGTTCTCTTAAAGAGGAAGGTGTGGTAACTGGTAACAGTCTTGGTAGTGGAAAGATTGCTGGTACAGTGGAAGCGGGTGATAACCCTCCAGTAAGAAAGAAGAATAAATACATTTATGGAACGGGATTCCGTAAAAATTGGTTGCAAAAAAGAAATCCACCCCAATAATAAATCCAATGTACAGTCCCCCCCAAACAATAGAAACGAAGGTTGCAATCCTTGAGGAAAAAATTCATACTACCGAACAGTTGATGCAACGTATTGAGAGTGCAATTGAAAAGATAGGTGAAGTAAATGCAAATGTAACTAAAATGCTTGTAGTTCACGAAGAAAAAATTAACAACGGGGAAAAGATAGAAGATATACTCTTTACAAAGATGGATCAGTTAAAAGATAAAATGGATAAAGACCATACTGCAGTATTAGCAAAATTGCAAGGATTAGAAAAAAAAGTTTGGGTGGGCATTGGAGTTTTAGCTGCAGTAAGTTTCACAATCAATAATTCTGGATTAGTCACTCGCATCTTGACACAAGGACAGGACAACGGTAGAATAGAGAGACTGAAATAAGCACCCTTCATAATGGATTTGATTGATTCCAAGTATATTGGACTCGTATCTTCGCGTCTTCAAAAATTCAAAAGGGTTAAGTC